GTAGGGAATTCTACTTCCATATCAAAGAGATATCCAACAATAATATCATGACCAGTCCAATCACCATCCCATTCTATATTATAATTACCAGGATTACCAACAACACTAGCTGTAGTATAAGCACCTATGAGATCTGAATCTTGATCAGATTGAGAAGAACTAGAAGTAGAATCTGCTTTATGACAATAAACAACAAGCTGTCCTGTAGTACTATTAAATCCATCAGGTTTAGTAAATCCTGTTCTACCAGTAGATGTTGAGTATCCTAATTGAGATGCTGTGATAACTTTACTATTATCTAGATGTACTCTATATGTAATATCATCTGTTGTATCAGTTGTATCTAAATCATCTGTTATAGATAAAGTACTAGTATCTATTTTAATAGGAATACGTTGCATTGTATCCTTACCATCGTCCCTGATTACAAGATATAACGCATCATCTAATATACAGTGGTGTTGTATTGAACCACTGAAAGTCCATTTAAACCAAGCTTGTTGTAAACGTTTTGTACTTGAAGCATAGTAACTAAATCCATAAAGAACTGATTTATCTTTTCCAGTAAAGAATATAACTGAGTTCTCACGAGAATTAGATATTTTATTTAAATCTTTATCAAATAATTTACTTACAACTTTTGTTTGGTCAACAACTGATGGCTCACCTTCACGTAATATATTAGCCATTTCCCAGAAACGTGAATACTTACCAGCGTTATCTAAGAAACCAATTGTTGTTCCTAATGAGATAGGATTAGTATCTTCATTAAAATTATATGTAGATATAGCATTTAACTTAGCAGTTTGTGGACTTAATACATCACTATCTGTTGTTAATAGGAACTGTTTAGTTTTGGTAAATAATACTAAACCTGAGTTTGTCTGAATACCATCATATACATCAGCAGGAAATTCAGAACTACAAGATATATCTATATTATCTGTAGCTGTATATGTGATTGAAGATTTTGGCCAAAAATTAAAGAAGTTACCAGGTTGAGATAAGATGATATCTTCTTCACTAAGAATAACTAATCTGTTTCTCCAGAATAGCATCCTATTAATGTATCTATTTTTAGTTACTTCATCATCATCAACACCATTTACTGTAGAAATGAAACTAGGTTTAGGTACTGTTACCGTATTACCTACAGGACATTTATCCCATGCAACTTGACTTAATTCAAAGCTACCATCAGCTTGCCTTACTAATTGTACAGGCATCTTAGCTGGATCAAATTCTACTAATCTACCAGGTGCTGGACATTCTTCCCAACTGCCTTTACCATCCTTACCGTTTTGTCCTTCAAATCTTAAATAATAATCATCTTCATTAGCTTCACTATTCTTTACTTTAACAACAAATCCATGTTTACATTGTTGAGGTAAATCATCTAAGCTTTGAATCTCACTAGTAACAACATTTAATAATTCATCATCAATAGCAGTTACATTAAATGGAGATGCATCAGTTAGATAAACACCATTACCAATTATTTGTACATCTGAAGATGCATTATACCAAACACTATTTGTACCATCAGATTTTTTTGCGTTCAAAATTTCATACTGTATATCACCTAAAATCAATTCAGCTGTAGTAGTTGTATCAGTATCAAATGGTGTAGGTTGTGGACGTATTAAACCAAGGTTTGCCTGTACTTGAGCTGTACTTACTTCAGTAATGTTTACTTGGTATAAACCGTCATCCATCCATATATAAAAATAATCATCCTTTAACCAACCACTACCTCCATATAATACATCATGTGTTGTAGTATAACGTGCAAAATAGACAACATTACTACCAGCGCCTTGAGGTATAGCTTGAGATATATTTGTTATTTGAAAATATAAATCTTTTTTAGAATCTAGTGTTGTATCACCTTTTCGTACATTAACTTTTAATCTGTTTGTAGAACCTGATGTAAGTAGATAATCATTTACAGTAAATCTATTACTATTATTAACAGTAATTGTATACCGACCATCTGTTTCACTTCCATCGAAACCTAAGTCTACAATATCACCTGTTGAGAATCCATGATTAAATACATTAACATAAGTATCGTTATTAGTTCTATGATATGACGGTCCGTTTATTAAAGTTTGGTTACTATTTCCAGCACCTGTTATATCAAGAGCAGTACCACTATTTGCATTAGAAGCAGAATCAGCTAATTTAATAGTATTATCATCTACTTTAATTACATAATAGAATTGATCTTCAACTATATTATTACCAGCTATTTGCATCATAGGTGTAGCTGTTGTATCATCATATAATATAGGATCAGCTGTAGACCAACCGTGAGCAGTGATAGTTATAGTATCATTAGTTGTATTTACATCACCTGTTGCTATTGTTTTTACTGTTGTTTTATCTACATGTGTCGTATCACTTGTATTAAATACAGCAAGCTTATAACTATGACTTCCTGATAAACCATCGTCTGTCAAATCAACTCCACTACCAACTGAAAAAATTTTTGTTCCAGTATTTGGTGCTAATGAATCCTCTCCTGTACCTGCTGATGAAGTACATCTACTTGCTCCGCTACGTGCCGTATGTTCTCGAGCGCCACGAACAACCATACTACCACCACTACAGTAGTTATTACTAGATGCTATTAAAGCAACATTCATTCTTGTGGCTGTTGTTACCGTTTGAGTTGTGTTATCATCAAAAAGGTTAAGAGAATACTGTCTAGAATATGCTACTTTTTTTATATTTATATAAGCTTCATTTGGTCTAGCGGGTTCAATCAAGGATGTCATCCCTGTTGGCTTAGTACGATTAGTTATATAAGTAAAGTCATTCAGAGTTAGGGTTTGTATATCTGAATCGGTAGTATGTTTTAAATAATCAGTTATGGCAGTTTCTTGTCCAGATGCAAAAGCAACAGTTTTTTCGGAACCGTCACTACATTTCCACATCCTAACCTTACCGTCATTAGCATTACCTGTATCTCTTATAACTTGTCCTATATATTGTTCATCTTCATCTCTATAGTAATGGAACCATCTACCAGTGGAATTAGAATTTAATGTACCATCACTTAAAGAAGCTACTAATTCAGCTCCTGGTCTCTTCTGTAGTCCTTGAGTTACATCAGGTAAAACATTTATAGCATCAACAACTTGACCTGGTAATTTCTTGGAATCAGGTTGTTGAGATATTCCTCCTGTATAACTATGTATTGTTTGTGTTACACTTGACATTATCTTCTAAGTGATTGATAAGGTTTAAAGGAGCGATAACTAGTACCATGTTCATATCCAAGGAATGAATGATCAGCCATATCACATTCGTACTCCATACATGCAGCTCTGGATTTAGCTTCATCTTCTTTTAATAGAGCAGCTAGTTGAGGATTAGATACAAGTTGAGTGGCAGCTCTTACTGCAGATCTATACGTTATATATCTTTGAAAACAATTAGGTAGATCTTTGAATTCATATAAGGTAACAGCATCAACATAAATATCTGTATCAAACTCATCTGTATGATCTACTAAATCATATAATCTACCATTTCTTACCACCACATCCGATGTCTTATGTTCGAGACCATCATGAATATCATAACGTAATGTGTTAAGAGGTAGTGTGATATACTTAGTTGTATCTTCTGGAGTAAGTTTAATATGATACTCTGTGTTAAAATGCCAGCCTTCATTCTGTACGTCCTTGTTAACTTCTGTTAAAATATTGTAAATAAATGAGACTTCAGGATTCTCAAAATTCAGTTCTGTTATTGGTGATTGACCTATGCTACCCAGAATTGAGTTCACTGCGGATAGTTCGGTATCGGTGTCAATTGTCGAGGTAGCCATATAAAAATCTGTAAAAAAAAAAGGGAGCCCGAAGACTCCCCAATATGTTGGTTAAAAGTTTAACCTTAACCGAATGCAGCAGGTGCAGTTGCTGTACCAGCGTACAGTTCAACAGCAGCAGCTGGGTTAAGATAGTCTGCGCCCATGGCGAGACGTCCGAGGATAACATCACCCTGGTAGATGACTGATACGTCCCCGCTAGTTGTTTGTACCTGAGGTCCAATGGCTTCTACAACCCCTGCAGCCTCTCTCTGGAAGATAAGTCCACATGAGTTTTCAAAGTCTGAAGTACCGTCACCGTAGTTATTAACGGTCTTAACGGCTCCAGAACCTGAAGTTTCGTCAACCATTTCAACTTCTACGAAGTCACCCTTGTTACCTGGATCAGATACACCTGGGTTAGTAGCAGAAGCTGTTCCGAACTTAGTACCATAGCGTCCGAAGAATGGGATGTTCATTGATTTGAAGATCTTAATGCCTGCAATCTCAACAACTCCGTTTCCTTTCTGACGTGCTGTACCTTGCTCGTCTCTATTGATTAGTCCACTATCACCAGTCTTCTGGATTAGCTCGTAGTATTGGCGTGGGTTAAGAATACCTACACGTCCTTCTGTGCTAACTCCTTTCTCGTCTAGTGCAGCTGCAGCATCATAGAATGCATTTACTAGTAGATCAGCGTCATAAGCATCAGATGCATTGGTTCCTGTTGAACCTACACGTACCTGAGTTCCACCTGGCTCGACATAATTAGTCTTAGTGATTGGTGAAGCCTTACGAGCTGCCTTAGTAACAGCTTGGAAAATCTTTCTGTCATATTTTTCTGCTAAAGCGTAGCCGATTTTACGACTTATTTCGCCACGCAGATCGTAATGCGCAAGTGTCTCATCGAGCTCATAGACGAATGCACTGGAGATGAGTAGATCATCAACCGTGATTGTCTTCTCTGCTACTGGAGGTGCACTGTCACCATTACCTAGTATACTGTTACCTGGTGTATGATATTCAGCAGTTGTACGTCCCGTGTAAATGAACTGTAAAGACTTACCGTTCTTGAGGGTACGCTTCATAACTAGATCCCTAGCAATTGTATTATGCTGGAATCCTTTGAATAACTCACCTGAAAACAGCTTGAGATAAAGGGCTCTTCGCTCTGTAGTATTAGCGATAGCTCCATTATCAGCACCTGGTCCTGTTAAAGCAGCAGCCAGGGCGCTATTTTGATGTGCCATTAAATTGGATAAAGATTAAATATATACGTTCTCAGCTGAAATTTTTTTGATCAATTTGTTGTGGTCTATCCCACCGTCTAGACGGCTAAAGGTATCCTGCGTACAGGGCTAAAGCCAAAGCGAGATATCGGAATCGAACCGATGACAATAGCTTGGAAGGCTACAGTTTTACCGCTAAACTAATCTCGCTAGCGCAATGAGGCGCTGCTTTCTCATGATAGATTACATGAGACCATTCTACATATAGAATGAAGGATAGTAATCCGAAGACTACTATCCATAGTTCATTAATTTTACTCACCGAGAAGAGCTTCTTCTAGAGATTGAGGCATGTCATCCTCATCGACACCTGGGGGTTGTTGATCACTAGGATTAGTATCAACTTTCTCAGGTTCAGGAGAGTAAGAGGTGACCCCCGCTCTCATAGCACTGTTTTGATGAGCCATTAGAATTTAAACTTAGCGCCTATTTTTGTACCATAAGCTGTATCATTAACTTCATCTGTAAGGAACGAAACCTCACCGTAGATGTCTAACTTCTCAGAAGCAGCAATGGATAGCCCACCTTTGCCAGAGAAATCTGTGTTACCGTCAGCTCCATCAGGAGAAGTAAAAGCAGGACCACCTTGAATGTAATATCCAAGAGAACCTACATCGCCTTCATAACCTAGATGAAGATCAGTTGCTCTACCTGTAAAATTATTTCCTGTATAAGATCCGTTTGACTCAGCGTTGATATAGACGCCAGCCATTGCAGGAG